TATGTTAAGTGCGATACAGCTGTAGTATATCCGTCTTGACTATTATATGAGTTAGGTATTGAACCAGAAGGATTCCAATTATCAAAATAAAATCCACCATTGACACCTCCTTGGCTACCGCTATATACATTATAAATATTATTATCTGTACCTAAAGGTATTCTTAAAAATAAATCATTATAAGCCATTTGCACAGTATCACCTACAATAGATGTTGGTGCTAAAGTATGTTGATGAAAAGCATCTGTTGATATATATTCTGCCCACCCTCTTATCTCTTGCATTGAACCTGAATAAGCATTTAAAAAAGTAAATAGTGAATTATCATTATTATTAGCAGAACCAGTACCGCCCCAATGTAAATATTGTTGATTTGCCCACATGTTGTTATGAGTACTTGTAATAGCTCTTGAAGCAGATCCTGAATATGTTATTCTACCATTTGAATGTTCAGATGCTGCAGCATATCTTATTTCTATAGTATTTGCTGATGTACCTACTACAGGATGTTCAGTTACACCGAAAGATATATTCCACCAATCATTATCATAAAAAGGTGCATAATCAGTTGAACAAGATCTTGCAGGTTCTGAGGCTGAACCAGATATAACAAATGTTAATCTACCATAATGTGAATAAGCAGATGCTGATCCGGCTGCTATAGCTGATGGAGAATCAGAACCTGTAGCTGAAGAAGATGGTTCTAAATATAATATCCATTTCTCACTACCTGGTCCGGCAGTTGATGCTTGTTCATTAGAACTTACAAGGTGCATGCTTTCAGTTACAGTTGTATCGATTCTAAACTCATACATACTTAAATAACGATTATTTGAACCAGGACTGGTTAAACTTAATCCTTCATCATCATAATCAATTGATGTATGGTATGTTTTAAGGTGAGTTGAACCAGAAAAATTTAATGCATTATTAAATTTAGTTATTTGACGTAAATTATTAGCAGATTTTTTAGTAGGTCCACCATACTCTTGAATTCTTAAAATAGTGTCAGGTATACCATAAGTTGCTAGTAATGCTCTTAATCCTCTTGAGGTACCTTTAGTTTTTAATAATAACGGTAGATTGTTAACTATTCGCTTCCATGTTTGTCTTTCTATATCTTTATGTGATTTAGATTCTTTTTTTACAAACGTTAAAGTTTCACCAGATCCACTTGCTTGATATACACCTGATTCATCTGTTCCTAGTAATGCACTCCATAATTCAGAAGAATCAAACCCGCTCTGTAAAGTCCATCCGAATGATTTAGCTAAATCATAAATCATATCTTTCGATATACCTATATTTACATCTTCATTTCGCTCATGCATTTCTTCTAATGCTTTGATATCATAAAACAAATTATCGAAGTGTTGACCTATCATATCAAAAAATAATACATAAGGATCGTTTAAAGGATCTGATTTTATATGTGTTGGAACAACATTTCGTAATGTTGATACATTACTAGCATCATATACAGATGCACTAACTAACCGTTCATTATACCAAGTTGTAGCTTCTGAAGATGTAACAGAAAATAAAGTGTAAGAACCTGCATCTTTTTCAGATGTTTGTTTCGGCCAAGTAGCAGCAGGAAAAGTTTCACTATCAATAGTTTCAGTTGAGTGGGATGTAAAAAATAAATATTTTTCAAAATTATCAAATCCTGCTTTTATATTTTCAGCTTTTTTATCGTAAAAAGTTTTATTATTAACAAAAACTTCAGATGCTGTCGCTGCTGATTGTGCTTTTCCTATCAATCCATCACTTACAGCAAATGATTTAGAAGCATAGTGTTCGATTAATGTTAGTTTATATCTAAAGTTTTTTAATCTTTCTTCAGCAGAGCTAAAATGTATAAAGTTATCAAATTTTCTAAAATCGTAATTTTGTTCTATTGAGTTTGATCCGCTAATAACACTATTTAAAAGTTGATTTCTAACATTGGTATTTGATCCTACTATATCATCAAATGATTTTAAAATTGTATCATTACCTGTTCTTTCAGTTGTATTTATATCTAAATTAGGTCCACGAAGTTGACCAAATTCAATAATTACATCTTCTGTTAAATCGATATTGACAGGTATTTGATATGCTGTCATTATCTCTTGTATTATTTCTACAGTACTATTTACAACAAAATTTTCAGGTAATCCTTGAGGTAACCTAAATATTATTGTATCTCTATCTACCTCTTCACCTTTATTATTTTTTCTAGTTATAGGATGATTTATCCAATTACTAGTTGCAACTATTGTAGTTTCATCTGGTCTTGTTGTGTTCCTAAATCTTAAAAGACATGGCCAAATTCTATTGTCTGAAACAGGTCTTATTTTTACAACAGGTGTTTTACCGTCAGCTTCTCTTCTTTCAATTTGAGAAAAATCTTCTGGATAACCTCTCGCTTCTCTATGTTCAAAATATTCTTCTTCTGAACTAAAAGCATGATCATTACTTATATCATAATCAGGCATATCAGATGTTGTTGAGAAATATACTGTACCACCAGCTATATCTGGATTTTCATACATCCAATATACTTCATTAGGTAGTACACCAGGTTTATTATTTAATTGAAACTCAGCAAAAGAAACACCAACAGATTCATCAGCTTCTACTCTTACTTCTTTCCTTGTTGATGATATTTCTGTTATTCTTACAGTTGAAAGAATTACATTTTTAGTAGCAGTCTTTTCAATAGTTGTAAATGGTATTTCGGTAACATTTCCTTCATCATCTTGTTCTTCAAGATTAAGCCTATATATAGCAGAACGATAACCAGCAATATCAAGTTTAAAATTACCTGATCGTCTACCGAATGTATTAGCAACTAATCCTAAAGGATCAATTTTAAGTCTACCGTTTTCAAAAACTACATATTCATTTTGACCTAATATTAATTCTGCACTAGCTAGTACTATATCACCCTGCCCTTCTGTTGCGGTTTCAGGTAAAAGGTTTACAACTATTCTATCACACGGATGTTGTTGACCTAATAAAGGAGCACTCGTATATTCAGTAACTTTATTAGAGCCTGGTATTCTAGGTTCATCATAACCTATATCTATATATCTATCTAGTGACATAATTAAACCTTTTTATCTGAATATGGGACTTTAAATACCCCTAAATCAATTTCTTGTAATGGTACATCTAAATTTAATCTAGATCCATAATTTTTAGTAAGCTTATATGTTCTTCTCCATTTTTTACCTAAATTTAAAAATCCTGACCTATAAGTAAAACTATAATAAACTTCAATTGTAAATGGTCCAGGTTTTTTTGTAGTCATAACCATACTATTCCATTCATCATCATCTTTATTTGTATAGAGTAAAGCAGAAGCTTTTCCATCTGTCCAATCAGTAACACCTCTTTCACCTAAAGGTCTATTATCGTCTAGAACATTACCTGAATCATCAAATATTTGTGCTAACTTTCCACCAGCAGCTAAACCAATACCAGAAACAATAGCAAATCCGATAGGACCTGCAAGAGCGCCAAATACACCAGCTGCTATTACTCCTAAAGGAGCTAGAAAATCGTTAAAAAATTCTCCAAATCCACTTCTCTTACCATCTAACTTAATTGCTTTATCATTATAAACGGTTACTCCATCTATTTTTACTTTTGCTTTACCTTTTTTAAATTTACGAACTGGTGATTCGCCTTTACCTAGATCTTTCCATTTGAAGCGCATAAAAGTTTCTCTAGGACCATATCTTGGATCATCTTCAAATTTAACTCCTCTCGGCTCATCAGGATCTATTACAAATCTACCTTCTAATGTTGAAGTAAAATTATCTACTTCATTAACACCAGCGAGATTTTGTGCATTATCAGAATCAATACATGCATATTTTATTTCTTCTGATATCATACCTGCTTTATTTTTTATTTCGCATCGTATAGTTCTCGGTACCATTACTGTTTCACCACCGATTTGTTGAACTGTTTCAGTTAATTCACCGAGCTCTAAATACCATCCTTTATGTACTTCTTTACCATCTAATTTCCATATTATATCATCTGCTACAACAGGTATAGCATTGTCACCTTCATAATGACTTATAGTATTTACTGAATAAAAGATTGGTGGGTCACCAGTAAAAAATAAATAAACAGGATCAAGGGTATAATCTCTAGGCCATTTGTGCCTGTTTTGCCACTGACCTGTTGACCAATCTGTAATTGCATTTATATCAGGATTTTTATTATTATTTGTTACTCCACCAAAATCTAATACTCTAGACCAGTTAGCTACATATACTTTACCAGCTACAGGTGGATTAATAGGTAATTCTACAGGTTTTGGAAGAAGTTCAAATATAGTATTATCTTGAAGTTCTCTAATATCTTCATAATCGTAAATTTTATTTTGTACGTTATGTTCAATTATATTTTTATCGTATTGATCTATATAATATACACCAGTTTCTAAATTTATACCATTAGGATCTCCTAAAATATTATTAGTTTCTTGAATAGGGTTTTTACCACCACCAATCATACTAACTTGATTACCAAATCTATCTGTTGTTATAGTACCAACAGTAGATTGTCTACCTTGAGGAGCTTGTTGTTGATATAGATTACCTTTGTTCGCCATATATTACTTTACTACCTTGAATAGTTTTTTATTGTTAAAATATTTTGTACCAATTACATTAGTACCGTCATAATAATTTACTTTTACTTCAACACTATAATACCTTTCAGGAAATAGAGCGTTAGTGTCAATATCAAAATAGTTTTCTGTATTACCTCTTCTACCAACATAAGTATAAGTAGCATCATGGTCGATTATTTTTTCACCTGTAGCATTATCTACTATTGCATATGATGATGATTGTGGTAAATACGTTCTACTATATTTACCTACTCCTAGCGTTTGAGATCTTGCACTATATTTTTTTGATACATCTAAAATAATACGTTCTTCTGACCCTCTAATATATTCAGCTCTTATTCTTGGATCAATAATTATATCATCATTTATTGTAGCTTCAGAACCGGTAGTCGTTGTAAATGCATGTGATGCATCATCATATCTAACTTCTACTCTTGGAGGATAAATAGTATTAGTTTCTCTAGAATAATAACATACTTTACCATATTCCGTTATATTTGTTTCTTCTGACCCGCTACGAAGTATTAATAATCCATAGTTATTATAAGCTGGATTATCATGCCAAAGATTTTCTACTATATTAGTAACATCAAAATTAATATCAGCAGTAACATTATTAAATGATTGTGATACAGCGTTAGATCCAAGAAAAACACCTCCTGCAGCACCCCAAGCTGTATCAGTTTTTCTATTAGTCCACGTACAATCAGTTTTAACGGTTGGTACATATGTTGATTTACCGATACCCATATCCCAGTCTTGAAGAACAACATAACCTCCTAAATTATAGCTAGCTTGTACATCTTCTTCTTTTGAGACAAACATCTTTAAAACGTATGTTAAACTTCCACTATCAGCTGATGTATTGATTCCTTTTGCTGATAAAGACGCTGACATTTCTGTAGTATCAAATTGTACTAATGCTCTAGAACGCACAAGATCACCACCAGAGCCTGATACTATCTTTCGTATCTCTAAAATTTCATCAATACCTGTATTCATACTAGCAGTTGCTTCGTATAATGTTGTATCTTTAGAAAGAAAAATTGTTTTTATCATATTTATCCCTAATAGCTAACTACTTTACCTTTTATATCTTGATCCGGATATTTTATTTCAAAACAAGATGGATCTAATGATGGGTATATTACATCTTTATATGTAGCTTCATTAATATTATACCTATGTTCGCTGTAGCCATTTAACGTACCAAACTTATTCTCTACAATTACATCAACTACAGATTGTACACCTTCTATATTTGCTATACAAGTATAAATATCTTTAAAGTAGATAGCTGAAGAAAATGATAGGTTATCAGTTTTATATTTATTTTTTAATTCATCAATAGTTTTTAATAAAACTTCATTTGAATTATAGCCTGGTACTACAGTTATTTCAAATTCGATTCCTATATTAACAATATAACCATCTTTAATATTTATTGCATCAGTTAACATTCTAAATTGAGATAAATATGTTCTTAAGTTTTCTTTAGCTGCTCTAGGAAGTTTTGTAAGTCTTCGATTTTTATCATATGTTAGTACATATAAATTTACAGCTAATGGATTAGCAACAGATACTTCATCAGGTCTCATTTGTTCATCACTAGCAACATATGCTTTAGCTATAGAACCAAATTTTGATGGAATACTCATCGCTCGTATAATATAATCTTCTCTTGTTACCATTCTACTTTGTGCATAATTATTACCAAGAGCATTTTGCCTTACAGACTCTAAATCTTCAATAGACGCTCCTCCAGTTGCTGCTTCATTATTTTCTACATACATTGAATCAATTACTGTTTGTCTTGTACCTGATATTAAATTACCTAGTGGATTAAAAGTAATAGTTTTAGAATCAATTGTTGTTAACGCTCCTGCATCAACATTTGCTCTTAATCCGTAACCTGCTAGATAGTTAACAGTAAGAGAAGTATTTGATGGTGCTAATCCGTAAGTATTAGTATAAAGAAAATTAGCAGGATCAAATGCAGTGTCTAAATTGGTTGTATCACCGCCTAATGAAGTTCCTACATTATCAGGATTTGGAATAATATCTTCATCACTGTCAGAAGTATTTATACCACTACCAAATTGAAGTTGTATTTTATCTTGTGAAGTTATTTTAGTTGTAAATCTTCTATCAACTTTTCTAAGTTTTAAAATATATGGTACAGTACTACTATCTTCACTCATATACGGATCGTTTGCAACGTTATTAACAGCTTCATCAAAAACTGTTTCTTGTGCTAGGTAAGGAACTTCTGTCCATGTCATTCCATCTGAATCTGTTACAGATTCTATAGATTGTACACTATTATCATTAACTGTTACGTTTAAATATTCTGTAGCTGTACCAACATCAATTACTGTAGCTCTTAATTCACCACTTTGAGCAGCTACTGTTTTTTTAAATAAATAATATTCTGGTAACCCTGTTGTAGCGTTAGTTTGATATTCAGTAATGTCAATAGGATCGTTAGAGCTAGATGTTGCAAAATCTAAAGCTTCTGATGTTCTAAACTTTATTCCATCAGTAGTACTTAAAACCATTCCCTTTTCTATTCTCGGTGCATATAGATAATCAGGTGCTACATTTGCTCCTGTACCTGTACTTGGTATTAAAATATAAACGTCAATATTAACAGTAGCAGGTGTAGTTAATCTTGGTTTATAGCCAAATGCTTGTGCTAGAGAATAAACATTTTTTTTCTCCTGTGCTTCATGGAGCATTGTTTCTTTCATAGCGTAATCAGTGTAATAAGATAATACATCACCTACATAAGCAGCCATCTCTATAAACATTGTAGATGGAGATGCTGCTGTAAAATCTTTTACAGTTTGAGGAAAGTAATTTTTTGCATGTTCAATTAAGTTTTCTTTCAACCCAGCAAAGTCTCTAGCTGTGTATCTTAACTCCCTATTAGAACTATTATTATTATATTTAGCCATATTATACCCTTACCGTTAAATTTAACACATTTTCTGATTCCCATCCTTCAATAGAATAAAGAACTGACACTTGTACTTTATTTACATCTCTTTGTGAACTTACACTTACTGATTCTATTTGTATAGCAGGCATCCACAAAGCTACAGCATCTCTAACAGCATGTTCAGCTGCATTAGAAAGTTGAGCGTCATCAATCGGTTCAAATAACAAATTATATAGATCACTACCAAAAGTAGGTTGCATTGGACGCTCCCCTTTCATAGTTAATATTAAGTTACGTAAATTATCATGTACCTGCGCTGATGTTAAAAAATTTTGTTTTTGATTACCAGCAGTCAAAGGAAAAGATATACCTATCGGTACATTTTCATTTACATCTAACGGATATATTTTTGGTACTAATCTTGCCATATTTATTTCTTAAATCGTTTTACTAACTCAGTATAATCTCTTGTTATTGCTTTTGTTACTGAATCATCTATTCTACTTGCTGGTACTACTTGACCGTTATGACCTTCTAATGCAGTAGGTTGAGATGGGTTCATATTAAAATTATCTTGTTGTAAAGCAGCGAATCCTGCTCGAGCATCTGCTGCTGTAAATGTATTCATTGTTGGATAAGCTTCTGATTCTGTTTGTGATAAAGCTTCATTTAATGATAATGAACTATTATTATTTTTTTGCTCTGTCAATACATTTTTTACTTCTTTACGTACTTCTTCACGTACAATTTTTCTTATAACTTGTGCTAACTGTTTTGCTTTCATTATTCTCTCCATAATTATAGTATATAATATAAATATACAGTTTAAGTTATTTCTGCTTTAATAAGCCTAGTTTTTGCTCAATAGAACTAACTTTAGTTTCAATACTTAATGCATTTTGAAATGCTGTAATATGGTCAGGTAATTTAGTAGAAAGTGCAGATGTACCCAATCCTGGTATTATAAATGTTTCTGAACTATTTGTTAGATTCATATCTTTTACTATACCGGTTAATTTTTTTACTTCAATAATAAGTTCTTCAAGTGTATCTAGAACTTCATCAACATTATGTGCCCAATTTTGAGTTAAAAGTTGAATAGTTTTTTTACTATTTAAAATTACATCATCAGTTCTACTACCTAAACAAATTCTATCACCATATAAAATTACTTGTGCTTTGTCATATTCTATTTTTGATGATTCTAAATCAGATGGAAATGCTGCTTTGAACGGTATATCTACATGCTGGTTAGATGTTAAATATATAGAAGCAGGATCGTAAGCTAAATCTTCTAATGGTAAGAAACCATTACGTAATACCATAATAGGTGTAGGTGTATCTGATTTAGATCTTTGCCAAGGCGTTTTTATATCTTTATTTGTACCTGATAACCTTATACTTGATCCAAAACGGCTTTGTATAGCATAATCTCCTTCATATAAATCTAATGAACGTATTGAATTAGGTATAACACGAAATAAATTTCCTGTATGTATATCGTTAGTACCTTGCTTATATGTTATAGATCTTGCATTTAGGAAATAGTTCATATTACCTCTATACATAGCAGGTGGAACTATACCAGTATAATAAAATTGATCATCCATAGGATCTTTAATAAGATGAACTCGTTCATTAGGTACAGGAACCATAAAATTATGAGGGTCAAAAGGTATAGCTGTTGTTTTAGTTTTCGAACCATCTTGAGCTCTAACTGTTACAGCAATCTCACCTATACTCGTTTTTGTATTATCATATATAACAGATATTACATCACCACATGTACTTCCTGAATCAATATCGTCAGTACGTGAACTAAAAGGATTTCCAAGTTGTTGAGAAACATGTTTTTTTAAATTAGTTGAGAATTTAGACATTACTTAACTCCAACTCTACCTACTTCTGCAATCAATTGTTCTTTTTCTGCTTCTGTTAACATAAAGTTATCACCGTCATTACCTGATCTATTTTGAGCTTTCTGAACTATAGCTGCCATTTTTATTAACGCTTCATCATTTTTTACAGCTATTTCCATATAATCTTTTATAAGTGGTACTATTATTACTGCATCACCTATATTTTTAATCATTGGTTTTAATTCGGTAATAAGTATTTGAATTTGCTTTTCTTTTCTTGTAGAGTTAGTATAAATATCTTTTAACAAACTTTCAAAAGTCTTACCCTCAAATATTTCATTATTATTTTCTTCCATATGATAAACTCCGTATATATAAATATATGTAAAAATAAAAAGCGCCTGTATTAGCAGGCGCTTTCTTAAATATATATATTTATTCAAATAACTATTTTTTCACAAAAAATGATGCTACGATAACTAGTACTACTAGTCCTACAAATCCTCCATTACCTAATCCTTCGATTAAAGCTGTAAGGTTTGCAATAACATCCATTCCGAAAACGTTAGTACCAGTAAGTACTTGCCAAAGAATTGTTACTGGAAAAATAGCCATCATAATGCCTAATAATCCACTAAAAAATCCTGAAACGTATTTCATAATTGAATCCATGTTTATTCTCCTTAAATTAAGTCGTTGTGCGGCAAAATTGCCATGAGAGTTTAGAGCGATTAATAATTAGAATCTAAAACCAAACCCTAATGTAAGGTTTGTAGTTTTATCTCCTGTATTGTATATAATTTTTGGATCAACGTAAATATTATTTCTTAATGTAAATAATTTACCTGCTCCAAGTGACATTCCATCCGTAGATAGTCCGTCAGTTGCTAAATATGCAAAGTATCCTTTCCAGAAATATCTTGCGTGAAAATCAATATCTATATCCACTGTTGAATCAGCTTGCGCAACTGAACAACCTACCATTAAGTTATCCGTTACACCATAACCGATTGTTGGTGAAACTGACCATTCAGTCCAAGCAGTATTTGCAATATCACCTGTTCCAATGTACCAGTCACCAGTCGTCTGTGCGTTAGCAGCGAACATACCGCATGCTAACATGATTGTTAAAATTAAGTTTCTCATAAAATTTCCTCTTATTCTCTAAATGATGCTCTCACTCTCATTTATAATATAACCATTACCTTTATTGATTTGTAACCATTTTTATTTATAATACATATCATGCTAGGTTATCTTTCTTTATAAATTATATAAAGTCTTTTATATTCTTTCTTTAGTATATTTACAACACGTGTAATATATTGTGTTTTTACATTAACCATTTCTCGAACCATAATGTATAAAGCTTTTTTATTATATGTTTCTATATTTTCACAACGTTTAAATATCTCTAATACTGCATATGCGATAGGGATATCTCGTTTATATTTTATTATTTTATCAATATTTTTTTCACAATGTTTTATAAATGTATGAAAAAAATCTTGTATCTCACTTGTATATTCTTCTTTAATTATTTCATTAGTAATATTGCGTTGATTATCAATATTAATAATAGGTGCTTTACTTTTCTTTCTATTATAATGCTTATAGTTATTTTGAATCAAATAATTTTTAGCAACAATACTAAAATAAGAAAATGCTTTACCTTTTTCTTTAGAGTATTTAGGTAATTTTTCTAAAATAAAAGCAATTACTTCATGTTGTACATCTCTTGTAGTTGCATCAAAGTGATAAAATTTATATCTATGAATTAAATTTTCTGCCATTTTAAATAATGGTTTATGTATAAATTCATTATAAACTTTATTTCGTAAATTATGATTTTGTTCAGCATTATATGCTATAATAGCATCTTCAGTATCTTGCGTAAAATATAATTTATTTTTTCGAGGTCTACCTCTTTTAGGTTTTTTTATATTACTATCTTCAAGGGCCTGTTGAAGTCTTTTACGTTCTATATTTTCATAAAATAAATTTACAGGACTAGTCTTCATTTTTGTTCTCATCAATGTCATATTTTATATCTATCTGAGTTATTAAATTATTAATACCTGTGAATATTGTACCCACTTCATCGTCTGATTCAAAAAAGCCTTTGCTATCCAATTCACGCATCTTTTCTTTTACAGTTTTTACACTTACTATAAACTCCTCCATATTTAACGACACATCAGAAAGTTCGTCGTCAATCCTTTCTACCTTTCGAAGAAGATTTATAATAATAAAAATACAAACAATCAACAAGATAGATAATATAGAAATAATTTCTATCATTCTGAATCTCCAAATAAATCTTTAAATAAATCTTTTGCTGAATCAGTAGCACCTGTTACAGTTTTAGAGTTAGAAGCTTTTCTAGCTACCTTTTTTGTTTCTTTAACCACAGTAGAAGAATCAGATTTCCACATTTCATATTCTATTTGACTTGCCATATGGTCAGCATGATGTAAAATAATAGGTAGGTTTATTCTCATTCTTGATTCAGGTCTAAATGCTACAAAGTAAGGCTTATTAGAATCATCATATAACCCATCATGTAACTTTATACCCATCATTTCATTTTGATTAAACGTTATACCAAACTCATTAAGTAATAATAATGACCTATCTGGAACAGACATAAAAGGTATATCAGGATTGATCTCATATATTTTACCTTGATTCTTTCTATGCCATTCTGAAGGATTAGGTTTATACATTTCCAACTCTTGTGTACCCACTTTACCAAGATCATGATTAAGCGCTGCAAACATTAATTCTTCATAAGTATACCCTGAGCAATCTGAACCCATATCTTTCCATGAATGATAAACCTTATGAGCACAATCCATTACTCTAATAATATGATCAACATATCCTCCAGCAAAACAATTATGAAAATGCTCAAAGCTTGATGCAGGCATTAACATCATTCTATCTTGAAAAAATGTATACATTTCTATAAGTTTTTTTCTACGCGGGTCTGCAAAATTACCGTTAATCTTTTCTATTAACGTTTCCCAATTCTCTACTATTTTATTTTCATCTAGATGCATAACTTTCCTCTAATTTTAATTCTACTTTGTTCCAATACTTTATTGTATAAGGATTATTAATTCCTCTCGGACCACCATTCCAACATCTTGCAATCTCTTCAGCAGTTGTTAGGTTATAATAATTACAATATATTTCAAACATTTCAGATGATTTATTTTTACACCATCTATCATTATACGTATAAAAGTTTAAATTATTTTTTCTTTTTAATATACGATTAACATCATCTACCATACATTGTCTAATTTGTAATATACCTACAGCGTCTTCACTTGCATTGTAAGCACTATCTATACCTCTACTCTCTACATATACTATAGCATTCATTATATCTATAAATTCTCTAGCCGGTTTAGTTTCAAACAATTTATATCTATTTTGAATAGAATCTATATGCTGTTCTAAACTATCAATAATAATTGAATCTTCTTCTAATGAATCTTTATAAAAGTCTATTTCAGCTTCGAGACAATCTATTTCACGCTCATATCGTACTATTGTACTAATGAGATAAAAAGATCCTAAATATAGCATAGCTATAATTAAGAAAAATTTTGTTGAGTTCATACTAGTCGTTTAAAAGTTTTTTATTACCTATTTCACCTTCAAGATAAGTATTCAATACATCAATCTTATCTCTTGCTTCAGTTAATTTATCTAAAGCTTTCGAAGCTTCTTTCTTAAAGTGTTCAGATGTATGTTCGCCAATCGCAACAGGTTTATTAAAACACATATCTAATGTTAGTAAAGCTTCATTTATTTCAGCCTCACATTCACTTTTTAATGCATTGTATAATCTTTCTTTATGAGTCATAAGTATTCTCCTATCGTTTAATTTTATATAATATAAGAAAAATAACTAAAGTAAGCAACTATTTTATAAGTTTTTGTAATTTTTTTATTTCTGAATTAATCTTTCTAACATCTTTTTTATATTTAGCTTTATTTAACTTCTTTTTCAATTGATGAATTTGAGTTAATGCATCAGCTCTTAAACGATGTTTTTGAGATTTAGTAAGTTTCTTTTTTGGAGGTTTAGGCTTAATAACTGTAGGTTTAAGAGTTCCTTTTAATTTAGGTTGTTCTTTACCTTTATGATATACATTACCATCTTTATCAACATACTCTTTCATGAATGCCCAGCCTCTAGGTCTTCCAGTTGAAACATAACCTTGCTTTGGTGTAAAAGGAAAATCTTTTTCAAAATTTTCTCTTACACATTCATGACATGTAACTGCAGTCGTATCTTGTGCAACAGATGTCCACTGACCACACACTTTACATTCCATATGTAACTGTTTATTTATTATTGTAGTTCTATATTCTATTTGTTTTTTTGCTTTCATATATTATATATATATAGTTAAAGTAAAAAATACAGGCAGGCTTTTTAATTTATTTTATTGTAACCATTTTTGGTAATGACTCTTTAGCTACTGGAATAGCAATAGTCAATAATCCATTTTTCATAGATGCAGTTATAACACTTAAATCATATTTTGCACTTATCTTCCATCCTAAGTCAAAACTCTTTCGTGTTATACCTTTATGGATATAATCTGGAGCTTCTTCGTCAGATGGATTAGACTCTACATTTGGTTTCTTATATGAAACTTTTAAAGTATTGCCTTCTGTCTGTATATTGATATCTTCTTTATCTAATCCAACACAAGCGATATCAAAACAAAGTTCATTATCTTTAGTATAAACATCAACCGGATAATTTGGTTTTTGTTCTACATAAGATTGAAACATTGAGTTTGTGTCGAAAAAATTTCTGAATAGTAAATCGGTCGGAAAGACCCTTTCATTTAATTGTAATCTTGTCATAATTAATCTCCTAAGATAATTTATTTAACATATTTTCTAAAATAATACTAATAACTAACCTGCCTGTATTAATCACTAGTTTCGTTCATATTGAACACGTAACTATGTATAGTAACACTCCCATGCTTTTTTATTCTATGGTCGTAACTACACTTATTGTTTTTCATAATTCTATCTTTAAACCTATTTAAAGCATCTAAATTAGATGAACTAACAGCTATATAACCATCTAATATTTCAACTTTAGTTACAGGTTCTTTTATATACATATCATCCGAGTGCAGTTTTTTACCATCTGCTGCACGATAAATATATGATTCAGTTTGATCATCAGATAATGTAGATAACCAATTATAGAAACTTTCTGGTGTTTTATAAAATTCTCTATCTACTTTATGCAACATATTCCATAACATATTAGGATTGGTTGCTGTAAACTCTTCTACATATTTTTCAAAATCTTTTAGATCGTTAGGTGAAAGAGTTTGTATAAACTGTATAACTGATTCTACCCTTCTATCAGAATCCATGTAAGGTGTTTTAAACTTCATAGCTTTAGAAACACTCTCTAACATATGCTTATTTGTATCAATATCAAACCCTTCATGGAACATACTTACTTCATCATCTGAATATTGAAAAAGAGTATCAGGAAGCGTATGATCAAATAGATCATGAGCATCTAAATAATTGTTATGTTTAGTTACATCTTCCATCTTCTCTCTTTTATATTTACCTCTAACCTCCGGGACTTTTACGACGTGGTCCCTGTTAGCCGTTTGCTCTGGGTACCTAATCAGGCAGCCATTGCATATTCAACTTGTTCGCCAGTTAATTGCGTTTGACCTTCCTTATACCCTTACTACCTGTCAAATCCAATCATCCCCATATTGTTAGTTGTCACTTGGTGGAGATGCCGGGAATCGAACCCGGGTCCAAAATAGCAGCTAATACAAGTACTAGCGGTCACATATAAATATCTATTTAGAGTTTAAAATCTTTTGAATACCTAAATGTTTCTTATAAATTTTATTAACTATATTCATACTAGATTTAGTTAATGTATTTGTAGAAACTAATTTAGATTTTATATTAAAGATCTTATTTTTATCTTCCTGATATTCTGCTTCAGAAAAATTATTATAACCTTTACTCTTTAAGATATTATCTTTTATCAAAGATACTACAGACATTAATTTATCTATCTCTTTAGCTTTATCTAAATTTTCGAACGCAGCAAAAATATTCTCTATTGCACTAGCCTGTTCAGGATTTCTTCTACCTAAATCTCTTAATGCTTCTTCATGATCTTTCATTCGTAAAAGCTCATCAGCTAAATATTTTAGTTTCTTTTTAACGTCCATAGTATCCCTAAATAATCTATTATATTATATTATAAATAATCATTAATATTTTTATTATATTACTTATTAACATTATTACTAATATTATATAATATATTTAATATAATAAATTTTTTGCAGAAAGGCAACTTATTCATTAATAAATTCCATTTTTAATTCCTGCATGAGAGTTAGTCCTCCCTAATCGCACTCCTACATTGTGCGCATGCTGAGCATCTCTCAGAGTTTCAATAATACGATTTGTCTCTGAGAAAGTTAACTCATGAGATTTATCACCGATAAATATTTTACCTATTACAGGTCCTTGAGCATCACCTTGAGGTACTCTATCCCAATCATGTTCGAATCTAATAGATCCCCAAACTTCACCGTAACGACCCGGGTTAAATTTTTTACCTTGATTATGTCTCGTCTTAGGTGCTTGTTTTTGCCAAGCATGTTTTCTGGTTCTTTTATAAGCCATTTTAATTTAGCAGTTGGGCTGCAAGCCGGTCTTAATTTTGAAGTGCATGTAAAATTATTTGATCACGAAGATAAGCGCACTTCTCATACTCTTCTATCGCGATATAATGTTCTATCATTTTATTTAAAACAGATAATTGTTTTTTACTATCACCTGGAATTGATTCATCAATACCATTAGTTTTTAGATCATTAAAAAGATCATTAATTAACGAGTTAATTAAATTATGAGTTAATGCTTCTAAATCCTCTAATGTTATTTTTCTTCCGTTGATATACATTTTTCTATTTCTTTAATTAATTTTTTATCTGATCCTTTATGATAAATATCTAATATGTTACCTGACTCATCATCAGTTACAATAAAAGCATCGGGAGTATGTAAATAATTTTTAACAGACTCTAATCCTTCTCTTTTATAGATTGAAATTATATTTTCGATATTTATCCAACGTTTGTGAAATCCCATAGCATCACTCATTACATTTTCCAATTTCTGAACGCGTATAGAATATCTTTATCTACCGGTTCGGGTTCTACTTCTTTTACTTTAACGGGTACAGTAGGCTTAAACGTTTCTAGTATCTCAAATATCTGTCTTCGTTGCATACCAGATATAATTTCATCTTTATAAGCCTGCTCTACTTTCTTGATCGCATAAGGTTTATCATCCAACCAAAGCATAGCCTCCTCTAATACTTTCTCAAATTTAGCTCTAGTAAACTCAGGTAACTTTCTCATTACACGTTTAGGAGTCTTACTCATATCAGAAGCTTTCGGTTCAGGAATAGATCTACTAGCTCGATATAAACTAGATCCAAATCCGGTTCTACCTTTAGCATCTAATTGCTTAAGATATTCTTTAGTATCTTTATTCTTGATAACTTCTATCTCTGAATAAGTAGTCTTACCTGATATAATAGCTCGTACATAATTACGCTCTACATCAGAACATTCAACACAAGTTTTAGTACCAGGTAAAGCTTTAAGTCTAGCTTCAGGAATAACATTACAACATTTTATACAATTCATAACTAAATATAAGAAAATTAATTTATATATACAACTCTACTGAATATTTTCTGACTCGTTAGCCCACTCCATATCTAAATCCTTAGAACAAGGAATAGATTCATAACAAGCAGGAGAAATATTTTTATCAGCTCCTTTCATATGATAGTCATGCTTTGACCATCCATGACCAACCATCATAAATTTAGTTCTAGGTAGAAGTCCTGAGAAGCATCCATAAGAGTATTCTTCGTGAATAGCATAATTTTGCATCATATCTAATTCGTTTCTGAACTCTGTATCAACATCTGCGATAGTATATCCAGAACCATAACCAGAGAAGCAAACTAATCTCTGAAGTTTAACTAGCTTAGGAGCATGCTCTTTAAGCAATTCTTCTTCCCAGTCTTCAATCTCAATATCTACTGAATTAGGAGCACTCGTTAAAGTTTTAAGCTCCTGCTTCCAAACATTAAGAATATTAGTTTTCATTTCAGTAGCAACCATATCATTATGATCGTACATTTCTTGTGAGTGAGGTTTAGTAATTTCGATTCCGTATTTTACCTCGGCAGGTTTCTTTGCTCTCGCCATAGTGTGTTATTTTAAAATTATAATATAAATATAAGAACTTTATCTCGAACTTCCAACTGTTTACACGAAAAGTTTTTCACGAAGTCTAGTTATGTGCTTACATTGTCCTCTTCTAAACTGACTAGCAGGACAAGTACAAGAGAACGTTTCTCTCAGTACGTTTCTAGTAACAGTATAATACTTACGTTTACCTGTTTTCTTATCAATAGAACCCATCTCTCGGTATTTAGCCCAAGGGTTCTCTTGTCGCATTCTATCTATCCAATCCATAATCTAATTATTTATATCTAAATATAGGAAAAATATCTCGGGGAGGCAACTATTTAGGGGGTTATTTTCGAGGGAGGGTGAGCGAAGCGAACGATGCGCTTACGCAAGTGCGAGCAAAAATACTACTATCATTAGAGTAATATATATAGCGGGTGTTACGTCTAGTTTGTTTTCCATGTATATAAATAGAAAGAGTAACGATATAACATATTAAGCTAATATTAATTCTATATTAAATAATTATTAAGTAAGATACTCGTTTATTTCAGAGATGGTAGGATAACGTAAACGTAGTAGACACTCATTACACTCCCACTTGTAATTGTTCTCATGAGCCGACCATCGTATAGTTTGATTATTGTGTTTACATTTATTTTGTATTGACTCCAGCTCTCGTTTTAGCGCCTGTTGTTGTTGCTGGATATCATCGGCGCGTGACATGTTAACACGTTACTGGACAATCACCGTAAGGAATCCTTAACTGTGAATTGTCTGATGGAGTTACTGAACGTTCAACATATGTACAAACCTCTCCGGCGGTAAAGCCTTTCTCTATTAGTAATGGTAACGATTTAGGTAAGCACCAGGCATATACTGTATAGTCTGGATAAGTAGTGGAAACGTAACCCCAGCGAGTCTCCCAAAGTGATCGAAATATACCTTTACGCCTATGATCAGGATGTACCCAAGCATCTAGAAACTTGATTCTACGATCAGGTTCCAATTGCATGAATATATGACCTACGGTAAGGCCATCTACGATAGCCAGCCATCCCTCTAATCCTTGGGCGTGTGTCTTGAAAGGTGTTATAGTGTGCACTTGAAGTCTCCATGTGTGATTGTATATATACATATCATGTACCGGTCTAAACAATGGGGCTATAGCAGAAAAAAATTGCCCCGATAGACACACCACATACCCCCCACTCGAGCAAAAAAAAATTTTATGATTTACAAGAAATTATTGCAAATACACGGAAAGCCAGCATCTCTGCCAGCTCTCCTCACACTATGTAGATCCTATTTATTCTGCGGGATCCTCGCTTTCTACATTAAATAAGTCATCTGTATTGGCATCCGTAGGGATATACTTCTGAACGATCTGCTTAACGAACGTTCTCTCGCTATCTAACCCTCCAGCATTATCATATTGAGGGTATATAAGTACCATAGCAGCCTCCTCTATAGTAAAGCCATCATATATAAGACCAGCCATCTCTACTGAAGCTCTTGTCGATATATGTGTACTAATACGTGGTGCCTCTGTCGACATCTCAGTACGTGTGTCGGCAACTATACCACTGATAGCATCTATTGAGTCTGTATCTAGATTAGGATAAAGGTATCGCAAAAGCTCAGCCTCTTCAGTCTTCGCAAGTACATCCATCTCTACTATAATGAATCTATCTATTAGAGCTCTATCCATTACTCTAGTAGCCGTATATTCATTTCCGATATTCGCAGTAGCAATGAACGTCACGCCTTTCGCAACCTTGATAGTAGGAGCACCTTCAGCCTCATCTAGCCTTAGATACCTTTGTCCCTCATCTAATACAGTCATTAGTATATTATGAGCTTCCGGATGGGCACGGGATAACTCATCTAAAAGGATCACAGCATTCTCAGTCTGGATAGCTTTGACAAATAATGCCTCCGAGAATACAGTCCCATCCTCCTTATTAAAGTGGGTATTACCTATAAGAGTAGCTCGCGGGTCTTGCGTAGCACCTAGGTTAAAATAGAAGTCCGGTCTCTCAAGAGCATTTACAACCGACTTCGCAGCCATAGTCTTACCACAACCAGCCGGGCCAGTCATCATAATATTCTTACCTCTCATAGCGCAACGCATAAGGTACTTCCACTTGATATCAGTCATCTTCATAACTTCAGGACGAAGCTCAGGTGACTTCTGAATAAACGACATAAGCTCTAACTGCTCTTCTGGTACGTCTACCGGAGCGTTAGCCTCTACTATCATACGGTCAACAATCTTAGTAGCTACTTTAGACCATTTACCATTCTCTAATACAAAGCTCATACCTTCTTCCCAGGCTTTTTGAGCTGTATTTTTCCATATTGTAGGATAGTTATCTCCCGCTTGATTGAACGGAATCATATTACCCTTTGAATCTTGAGCTCTCAGAGTGGCTCCATCCTCTTTGTAAATCTTTACTAACATAGTGTGTGTTTTTTTAAATTATACTTAAATATAAGAACTTTATTTCAATTAGGCAACTTTCTCCCTATTTATTTTCATAATATATTTCCACATTAATTCGTTGGAAATCTTACCATCATTAAACATTTCTACTGCTTCTGTCACAGTCTTTGGAGGATCGAATAATACTATTGCCATATCTTATCTTTTTAATTATACATAAATATAAGAACTATTTTCCAATTCTCCAACTGTTTCCCCAGTTATTTTCCAGGTTTTTTCCGTAGTCTCCCAGGCAGAATATACACGTCAGAGAGGGATTCCATAGGAGAGACAAGGGGTTATATAGGAAATTTCAGGGGCTCGCGACACACACCCATGATGTTTTCATTAGAATAATACGCTTAAAACCTTATATATGCATATATACGTATATTAGTATATAAGTATATTACACTTTACCTTCGTACTACATTAAGCTCAGGCAATCCTCCATGCTCGTCATTATACGTCTGTAGGATCTGTCTTTCCAACGAATGAATGGGAGTATATCTGACCGTATGGCCTAGAATCTCTTCCTCGTAAGTTGCTACATCGTATACCCATACCGATAAAGTACCGTTAGATCTCACATACTCTCGTATCCTATCGTTAGTAGTATTCCTTACATGTTTATACATGGTCTGGAATCTAGTTCGTATACATTGAGTGCATCCTATCTTGACTATATCTCCCGCTCGATTACGCATTATATATACTCCGTGATGACCTCGATCCAATGGAATGAATGGATAGTGTATATCCACTCCTTGTTTGAAGTCATCACATGCGTATATATCACAATAATGATTGAATTCGTCCCACATTATTTCTTTCTTATGTTACGATCTATCCAATCACCTATCTGTGTGGTTATATACATACCTACCACTATGCCTATTCCAAAGCACATACCCATCATTACTATTTCCATCGGTTATCCATCTATTAAATTATTAATCCATAATCTTATCAAAGAGATTGCACCCAATCCTATGGCCCATCCCCATTGTTCCAGTACCACATGATGAAATGCCAAACACAACAACAATAAAGGTACTTCCAAAACTTTTATCGCTCGTCTCCAGTTCATCTGTTCTCTCCTTTATACACCCAATTATACCATAAAGCTGCAAGACCGAACATCGTGAACACACTCAGGAACATATACAGTATATACATAGGAGTATCACCTTCAGTTACTAAAGCTGGCCATCCCATGGCTATAACCCATATAACAAATATCCAGAACACATTCTTCTCGATCTTACGCTCTACATACACAGTCTTCTCTTGATTCATTAGTCGACTCAAGGCATCTTGCATATCCTTACCGTATGCCGGCTGTTTATGTATCATACCATCTTTCTCACAGATAGTAATCATGTATTTACAATAACCTTTATGGGTATCCGATTTTTTCAATATCTTACAATCGATAGCCCTTCTACGGTCATACTTATGCTTTTTTAATTTCGCCATCATTTTCATATTCATTTACAATTTTATCTATTATTTCTTGATCTGATTTAGCACCTGATTCATGTACCTGATCGATAAAATCAAGTTTATCCAACCATGTTCTAGGAAACGCTCTTACCTCTGGATATGCGTTATTCGGGATCTTTTTCATTTCCGTATAAACTCTATCCTCGATAGCATGATCCATCACTTTTCTACCGATCACAGGTCCCTGTGCCTTACCATAATATTCATATAACGTGACCATTTCACTGGGATCACTCCAGTCCATATATAACTTTGTCATAACTTACTCCTTAAAAATTTGGGTCGTTCGGATCGACCTCATCGATCAAATGATCTTTCACAAATTTACGCCACCACCTGGCTATTCGATTCCAAATAGACATCTATTACTCTCGATTTTTTCACCTCTTTCACTTCGAAATCCGATACTTGTGTACCCCACTGTTTGTGAGTAATAGCTTCTGCATCTGTACACGATACCGCATTCACTAGATATCTTTCTGTAATTTTCTTTGCTTTTCCTTTGTCGTCAACGTCCACGTGTTGACATGTAACCTGATAATAAAACATATTATTTCCCTTTAAATTTTACGATTAAACTTCTTGTTCCTACATAGATCAACATCGCTATAAGTGATAAGTTGATCAAATTCGGGTGCCAATGCTCCCCACAAATGCCCAAGGCATGGTATAAAAATTCTGACATTTTATTCCTCTTTTAATTTTGTTAATAATTCTCTTAATTTATCTATCAATTCTGCAACAGTATCCGGTTCCATAGTAATAGCACAACACACATTAATATTATCTTCTATCTCTTGTAATATTTCTAATGCTTCATCCATGCTATTCGTAACTAACCTCGTCTTCTACAACTACCACATTGTTCATATCATTACGGAACTTCTTCGAGTTTCTATCCTCGATTTTATTCCAATGTGATACAATATCCAAGTTGATATACGCGCTCATTACGTCCTTAGCAAATGCCAAATCTGGATATTTGAGAGCTATAATATTT